AAATTGTGGATGGGGCTATGGATGAATTTTACATTTACTTTTCTAAGGATACCGTACGCAAGGCATCACAGATGTTTTTGATGAAGGGCAATCAAGGCAACGCCACTATTGAACACGAATTGGCGGTTCAAGGTGTTTGCATGGTTGAAACTTGGATTAAGGAGGACATGGAAAAGGACAAATCGGCCATCTACGGGATGAACGATCCGATTGGTACATGGATGGGTTGTTTGAAAATCACCAACGATGATGTGTGGAATGATGCCAAGGATGGCAAGTTCAAAGGATTCAGCATTGAAGGTTATTTCGCAGACAAAATGAAGATGAGTAAACAACCATCATTACTTGACGAGGTCAAAGACCTTTTATTGGAATATCAAAAATCTAACAATCTAAAAAAATAAAGTTTTATGAGTATGAACGCAGAATCAATCTTGGACCGCATCATGGTAAAATTGGGTATCAATGAACCCGTTGCCGTTGCGTTGGAACAAGTAAAAACCGAAGATGGCCAAGCCATTTTTGAAGCGGATGCCTTTGAAGTAGGCCAAGCCGTGTTTATCGTAACCGAAGATGGTAAAATCCCCGCACCCGCAGGTGAATTCGCCATGGAAGATGGTAACATCGTTGAGGTTGATGAAAACGGAGTAATCGTTGAAATCGCTAAAAAAGAAGCCGAAGTTGAGGAAGAAATCGTTGAGGAAGTTGAAGCCCAAGACGATATCATGAAAGAAGAAATCAAGGAAGAAATGGGAATGAAACCAAAGAAAACCGTGAAATCTAAAACCGAAATGGAAGAATCTTATTTCAGCGCACAAATCAAAGAACTTGAAGCCAAGTTTGAAGCCCGTTTGTCAGCGTTGGAAACTGAAAAGGTTGCATTGTCAGCACAGAACGCTGAATTGGAAGAAAGATTGGCGACTGAACCCGCCCCTCACACTCCATTCAACCCCGAAGCAACAACCACAAGCAAAATGAATTTTCACATTTCAAGCAAGCGTGAAAAGACAATTAAAGACCGAGTATTCGACCAACTTTTTAACTAAACCACTAAAATGAACAATAAATTAAACAAAATCAATTTGAGTGGCCCAACAGTATCTCCAAATACCTACGCGGGTTTATTTGGTAACAAATACATTGCGGCTGCGTTGTTGTCAGGCGAGACCTTGGCAAAAGAACTTATCACATTGCACCCCAATGTGGCTTTTAAAGAAGTTATCCGTAACTACCAAGATTCAATCACCATTGCCGATGCAACTTGTGATTTCACTGATTCTTCATCAGTAACTTTGGGTGAATATGTGTTGACTACCACCGAGAAGCAAGTAAACTTGCAACTTTGTAAGAACCAATTGCGTACTACATGGGAAGCGGCACAAGCGGGTTTCAGTGCATTTGAAAAATTGCCTGCAACTTTCGAAGAATTCATGTTGGCACAAACCGCTGCCGAAGTAGCACAAGCAAACGAATTGGGTATTTGGAAATCAAATTTGTGGTATGATTCCGCATTGGTTCCTGGTCAAGATGGTATGGTTGGTTATTTGATTGATAACTCCGCTATCGTTCGTCCTTTCAGTGGTGCTACAACTGGTTCAAATGTTGTTGCTCGTTTGCAAGAAGCATTGGATTACTCACCCGCTGCATTGTATGGCAAAGAAGGATACCAATACTATGTTGGTCCATCTACCATGAAAGCATACCAAGCCGCTTTGTCTGCAGGTAACTACAACTTCCAATTCTATGTAGGTGAAAAGCCAATGAACTTCCAAGGTATCCCCGTAACCATGTGTCCTGGTCTTAACGATTACGACTGTGTATTGGGTATGAAGTCAGATTTGCACTTTGGAACTGGTTTGTTGAGCGACTACAACGAGGTTAAGGTGATTGACATGAGTGATATCGATGGTTCACAGAATGTGCGTGTAATCATGCGTTTCACTGGTGGTATCATCGCCACTAACCCAACTCAACAAGTTGTAATTAATGTAACCTAATTTTATAGGAACAATATAAACACGGGGTGGGCGTAAACACCCGCCCCTTTTTTTTAACAACAAAATAGAAAAAATATGCCAACTTGTGGAACTTTATTAGGAAGATACGAACCATGTAAGCAGTTTGTGGGCGGTATCAAAGGTGCGTTCTTCGTACCCTTTGAATTTACAAACGCAATTGCAACTGATGGAAGCGGTTTAGTAACTCAATTGAATAATGGTGCAACTCCACCCGTAAAATTGACGGGTTACTTTTGGGAGTTGAAAGGTTTGTCAACCATTGAAACTGCGGTTATTGCATCACGCGATAACGGAACATCCGCATACGAAACCACCTTTACTTTGTCATTCAAACCAAGCGGAAAAACTCCCGTAACGGGCGATTCTGATATGGATCAATTGAAAGTATTGACACAAGGTAGATGGCAAATCATCGTGTGGGATAGAAACGACCAATTTTGGTTGATTGGTGCAACTTTGGGTTGTGATGCCAATGGCGGAACATCTTCATGGGGTGTACAAATGGGTGATGCCCGTTTGAATACTTTGACTTTCATGTCAAGCGAGCCAAACCCTCCGATGGCAGTAGATGCCGACACTTATGCTGAATTGTCAACAAGTGTTATTACCGTTGTTACTGGGGCTTAATTTGATTTCAGTTTTATAGTTTGACGACCCTCACCAAATCGGTGGGGGTTTTCTTTTGTAACAAAAAGTTAGAATTGCGTTTTATATATATGCACATCAATAACACATCCACATCAGTTACATTCACATCGTTCGTGGATTTTGAAGGTGTGTCAACGGCAACCATTGAGGTATGGCATAAACCCACAAAAACGATGGTTTCCACCACGACTGCGTGTGTGAAGTCATATTCCTTCATCACAATGAATTTACCCGCTCTAACGCCAATTAACGCAGTGGCAAAGAACACGGATGAATTATTGTTTCGTGTGTATAATGGGAATGTGTTGATTTGGGAGGTTTTGGGATATTGGATTACGGGAACAACAAACATTTACAACACTTGGAAGCAGTTCACAACGACTGCGCCTGGTACACCTAATTGGAAAACACTATGAGTTTAGAATTTATACAATTACAATCATACACCGCACCATCCATCATTGAGCAAAAGAACAAAGATTGGGTGCAATATGGTGATGATAATAATTACTACCAATACTTGATTGACTTATACCATTCATCACCCACCAACAATGCGTGTATCAAAGGCACTGTTGACCAAATTTTTGGTAAGGGGTTGGAGGTTACAAGGGCATCAAGGGATTTGCCAGGTTACATTGAATTCAAAAAGTTGTTCAGTGCGGATGACCTTCGCGCCGTTGCAATGGATTTGAAGATGTTGGGGCAAGCATCATTCCAACTTGTAAAATCAAAGGACAGAAAAAAGTATGTCCAAGCCAAGCACTTTCCACAACAAACCCTTCGCCCCGCTAAATGCAACGAAAAGGGTGAAATTGAAAAGTACTATTATTGCCCCGATTGGGCTAACATGAAGCGTAACCACACGCCAATTGAATTCAGGGCGTTCGGTTATGACCAAAGTGCAAACGAATGTATTTTAACCATCAAACCATATTCAACGGGTTCGTTTTACTTCGCACCAGTGGATTACCAAGGCGGTACGCAATATGCCAACTTGGAAGCGGAGATTTCCAATTTCCATATTAACAACATCATGAATGGGTTAGCCCCATCAATGTTGATAAACTTCAACAACGGGCAACCACCCGCCGAGGTTAAAGACACTGTGGAAGCCCAAATCAAACAAAAGTTTGGCGGATCGTCAAACGCGGGTAGGTTTATTATCTCGTGGAACGATGGCAAGGATTCAAGTGCGGATATTACACCCGTTCAATTGAGCGATGCTCACAACCAATATCAGTTCCTTTCCCAAGAATCCATGCAGAAAATCATGGTGGCGCATCGTATCGTATCTCCTTTGTTGTTGGGTATTAAGGACAACACGGGATTTGGTAGCAACGCAGACGAATTGAAGTCAGCGTCTATCTTGTTTGATAATGTTGTGGTACGACCTTTCCAACGATTGATTATTGATGCAGTTACCAAGGTATTGAATTTTAATGGGTACAATTTGAATCTGTACTTTAAGACCTTACAACCTTTGGAGTTTACTGATTTGAGTGGCAATGTCATCGATGATGAAACACGTGAGGAAGAAACGGGCGTATCGTTAGCATCTCAAAAAAAAAAGATTGAACTAGTTGAACCCAATGCAGGGGAATCCCAAAGTGATTTCATGCAACGTTGTGTTCCAATAGTGATCCGTG